CTGCTTTCTTTTTTCTTGTTAATAATTTAGAGGTAGATGAAGGCATAATATATTATAGCATTATTATAAATAATAATAATAATATTAATAATAATAATAATAATAATAATATTAATAATAATAATAATAATAATGCTATAATATAGTATAATATAGATCATTAATTCTAAACTTTTTTTCTTTATTACCTTCCATGTATTAAATTTTCATATTCTTCTGATGTTATGCCATTAACAGTAATAGAAGGATTAACAGCCCTGCTTTGTATAGGTGCTGATACTCTCGCATGTACTCGTGACCAAGTAGCCCATTGTCTATTTGCTAGCTGTCTGTATGTGTTTCCATTGCGTGGAAAACTATTAATTACTATTGATGAAGCATTCATAAACCAAGTTGCTTCATCAAATGTTGTTGCATAACGCATATTATCTATTAACGCATTAGCACGATCAATAGTTGCGCTGATTTCTTGTAATCGTTGATACGTTTGTAGCCATACTTGGGTTCGTGCTTCCCTGAGAACTGCTCGTTCACTTTCTGGCAAGCTATCAATTTGTAGATCTGTTTCATGTATCAAGCCAATTGCTTCAATCATAGTAGCAGCATTAGCCAATCCTGCTATTAACGCATTAACACGATTAACAGTATTAGTATTATTAATATTATTACTAATACGCATTGAAATAGGCCTTTGTAGATGATACGGTCTTTCTGGTGCTATAGATGTTCTACAAGATGGACAAGTTGGATTAGTGGTATTCCATTGATCAATACATTCTCTATGAAATTTATGACCGCAACGAAGTGTTTTTGTATGTCTTGGGTTTAACATAGCACCAGAACATATAGAACACTCCTCAAGATTTGGATTTGCTAACGCTTTTCTAAATTTTTTTTGAATTCTTCTTGTAGCAAGTCTTTTAGAGTTTATTTTTGATAAATCTGCTATTGCTTGTCTTGTATTTTTTCTTTTTTTAAATGATTTTTGAATATGTGTAACTACTTTTGTTCTTGGACTTAAAGACGGTGCTGTTGGATCTAAAGCTGCTAATTCTTGTACATGTGATGGAGCTATTCTACCTATAGATCTTCTTGTAAATAATCTTTTTCCTAAACTTCTTAATTTTGCTGTTTTGTTTCTTATATTTTTTATAAAGTCCATATATATATATGGATATTATTTTTTATAATGCTATAATATAGATTATGAATTCTAATAAAAATATATCAAAGTTATTTAAGTTGATTAGTGAGAAAAAAATATTTTTAATATTGATTTTTCTAAATTTGCTGTTTCAACATTATATTACTTATTATGTAAGTGCTAATATTAATTTAGACGCAGGCAAGGATAAGGATAAGGATAAGGATAAGGATAAGGATGCATATAACATTATTATTGCATCTTATATAATAGGTTTCATATTAATTATAGTTCTAGTATTTGTTCCCATGCCTGCATGGCTAAAATTTATAATATTTTCTCTCTTTTCTGTTGCCTACGGAGTAATATTTATATCTATAAAAAACTATTTTGATCCTAATATACTACATAGTACTGTAATTGGATCTATTATTGTTTTTGCTTTTATGATATTCTTTGGAATAGCTATAAGTGGATTTAAATTAACCAATAGCGTGGCCTTTGGTTTATTTTATGCTATTTTAGTATTATTAATAGTAAGTGTTGTGCAATATTATACTTATTATTATTCTTTTATAAAAAAGCTCCTACTAATTGCTGTTGCAATCTTATTTACATTATATATAGTAAATACAACAAACAATGTATTACATCGCAATTATGAAGGAGACTTTGTAACTGCGTCCTTTGATTACTATATTGATAATTCAAATTTTTTAAACGCATTAAAAATACATAATAACTAAATTACTATTTTTTGTTTTCCTATTTTTGCCAAAATAAATTATTTTAGTATATTATACTAAAATGATTTTCAAAAAATCAAATGTAGCAAATAAAAGCAAAAAATCTTTTTTTAAAAATGATATAGCACAAGTATTTAGGTTGATTAATGAAAAGAAGGGTTTCTTTGCGTTAATTTTAGCTAATTTATTATTCCAACTTTATATTACTTATTATGTAAGTGAAAATGTTAATGTGCAGGAAGAGCAAGATAAAGAAGGAGAAAAAGGTGCTAAAAATTATGACATGAAATATATTGGTGCATTAGTAGCAACAATTGTTATTATTTTAATTTTGGCATTAGTTACTATGCCGTCGTGGATGAAATTTATATTGTTTTCTCTCTTTTCTGCCGCTTTTGGTATTCTTTTAGCATATAGAAAATATGGATTAGATAGTGGTGTTATTAGAAGTGCGCTAGTCGGTACAGCCAGTATTTTTGTTACTATGTTTGTATTTGGAGTAGCACTAATAATGAGCGGTATTAAATTAGGTTTTATTACTGCGCTCATTTTGTTTTTTGCCTTATTGGCGTTAATAATTATTAGCATTGTGCAATATTTTATTCTTCAATCTTCATTATTAAAAAAATTATTAGTTATTGCTACGTTGATAATATTTTCAATTTATATTGTGTATGATACAAACACTATATTACAACGTGATTATAGTGGCGACTTTATAAGTGCCTCATTAAACTATTATTTGGATTTAATAAATATTTTTAGTGCATTATTGAGTGAAGGCGGCGATTAAAGTATACATATAATTTATTATTCAATTTGCCAAACATTACCAGATGGTATAATAATAAATTATGGTATAATAAAAATTATGGTATAGGAATAAACTTCCACCCTAAATCGTCACATATTCGCTTCCATATTTGGTCTTGTTCTATGCGCTTTTCACGGTCTTTTAACATAGGAAAATATGGTAAAAAACTGCGCTCATTCAACAATTCGCATAATTTATATAATGTGTAATAATAGTTTAAAAAATTTACTCGTTCTTTAGGGCAATATTTCGAATATGGCTTTTGTAGCTCCATAAATAAATTGCATAATGTTTCCTCAAGCTCCGCACTCATAATGGGTGGTCTAATTCCTAGTTTATCTTTAATAAAAGGTATATGTTCATAATATTTATTGTAACCAAGATTTTTCAATATTTCCTTAGTTTTTTTATTTGACAAATCACTCAAACTTATGCGCTCCTTTTTTATTTGGTTTTTAATATTTTCAAATACTTCGTCGGGTATATTTGTGCTCTCTTTGGCTTGAAATTGCGCCAAAATCTCTTTTAAATGATTTATTCGTTTATAGGCATAGGAACATACTTCTTTAGGCGGTTCTTTATATGATGGTTTATCTATATCTATTAAATATTTAATGCTATTGGAGCAATTAGAGCATATTGTCATGCCTTCACTTTCAACAAATATTAGCTCACCGTTATTACATATATTACATATGTCGGACGGATAAATAAATTTGTCATAATTTAAATAATTAGGGTCAATATTGTTGAAATATTTATCTATATTTTTATTACTATCATTTTTAATTAAATTATTTTTATTTGGATTATCCATTATGTTATTGCATGTGTCATAACTTAAATTTAATGAAAAAAATTGTTTAACAATATCATTTTTGTCAGAATTTTCTACCATTTCATTACTTGATATATTTTTTTTATTTTCAAAATAATCAAAAATATATTTAGAATTATTTAAATAATAATTCTTTTCTTTATTTCTAAGAGCTTTAATAGTGTTTTTATACTTATTAATAAGTTCTATAATTTCGGTCTTATTTTTTGTTTTAATTAGCATAGATTCCAATTTATCAATTTGCTTTAAACATTTAGGAATAGCAACATCTTCGTTGTATTTAAATGATTTTATTATTTCATTATGTTTATTATCAAGGGTCGTTTTAATTACACCTGTTCTCTTCATAGCAAGACTAATTATATTTTTAGCGTATTAAAAATTTATATATTAATTTTTGTAATTAAATATTTTGTAATAAAAACAATTAAAAACAATTAACTAATTAATTAATTAATTAAAAACAATTAAATTAATTTCAAAAATTTTTTTTCTTTAGGAATATTATAAAAAAATGGCTGGTGGTTTAATGCAATTAGTCGCCTATGGCGCACAAGATGTATATTTAACAGGTAATCCCCAAATTACTTTCTGGAAAGTTACCTATCGTCGTCACACTAATTTTGCCATGGAATCGATTGAGCAAACTTTCAACGGACAAGCGGATTTCGGTCGCCGTGTTACATGCACTGTTTCGCGTAACGGTGACTTGGCTTTCCGCACCTATTTGCAGATCACACTTCCCGAAATCGGCCAGGGCCTAGGTACAACAACCGACCCTAATATATATGCCAGATGGTTAGACTTCCCCGGCGAGCAGTTAATTTCGCAGGTTGAAGTTGAAATCGGTGGCCAGCGCATTGACCGTCAATATGGTGACTGGATGCACATTTGGAACCAGCTAACTTTATCGAAAGAACAGGAGCGTGGCTACTACAAAATGATCGGCAACACCACCCAATTAACATACATTTGCGACCCCACCTTTGCGGACGTTGATGGCCCTTGCTCTGCCAATGGTGTTCGCCAAGTATGCGCTCCCCGCAATGCGTTACCAGAAACAACTCTATATGTTCCGCTACAGTTCTGGTATTGCCGTAACCCCGGTCTAGCTCTTCCATTGATTGCTTTACAGTACCACGAAGTTAAAATTAATTTAGACATTCGCAACATCGAAGAATGCTTGTGGGCGGTTACCAATGTTAACGGAACCGGTAAAAAGGCCCTTAATGCGTATAAACAGTCGTTAGCGGCTGCTTCGCTCTTTGTTGATTACATTTTCTTAGACACTGACGAGCGCAGACG